AATTCTTCTTCATTACGACAACGAGCAATAAACGCTTGCTGTAGTACATACTCATCATAATACTGGTCAGCAACATCTTGAAAAGGTACATATTGACCTTTAAGATTTTTATCAGGTGCATCACGCATACCTGAGTCATACTTTTTGATAGCATCTGAAAGTGTTGTTTTTTCTTTCGGCTCAGATTGTTCACCAATAGCGCCAATTTCAGTTAATCGAGGTGCTACAGCCCATGTGGACACAGGACCAGCGACAGTTTCATGCTCAACAGTTGTGCCAGCAATGAGGATTACATTAGAGTTCATATCTTTCGCCTTATTTATACAAATTTAAATCGTAGAACGCTCTAGTCAGTGTTGCACCAGGTTGTCTAGTTTCAGTTAATACATAATCACTAAATATTTTCTGAAAATCATTATTGCTAGTATTATCTAAATCTTCGAGAATTTCAAGTAATGGTTTCATGTCGTTATCATCTGCAACGTACACAGCAACGCGCCATGTCGACGCTGTACCGAACTTTACGCCTGATAAAACACGTTTAGTTGTGTTAGCCACTTCAGTTACAACAATAGATGGTTTAGTGACCCCTTCAGGTATGAAGTTTCGATACACTGTCATTGTAGGGAAAGTGAGTTTCAATAATGATATTATTTCGTTTACAAATGTCATAACGGTAAGTCCAGTTCACCTTCATACCATGTCAACAGACTGGATATAGTTTGTGAAGCGTCATCTATCGAGGTTATACGGAATAAATACACAGTATTTGGTTTTAATAGTTTCTCCCTACCTACCACTTCACCTGGTGAGCCTTTACCTTGATTAGAAGTGTTACCAAGTAAATTATCAGGAGCAAAAGCGAGTACCCCATCAGTGACAGTTGTTGCACCGACTATAATCTGAGTCAATCCGACATCAGGGTTTATATCTGATGCGTTTTGGTAAGGTGCTGATGTTCCACCTGTGTAAGTTGCACCAGTGAATATTTCAGCAGTGACACCATCACCTGTGTAACCTATGACTCTACCTTTTAGTGCAACAGGTAACGCACCAGTAACAAAAAATGTATCGTTTGAAATACCACCACCGAGAATGAACTTTGTTGACCCTTCGTGTTCAGACCCATTTTTAGAATTTGCCTCAGTGTAACTTTGAGTAATCATAGCTTTTGAGCCTTTTGTCATTGCTATGAACCAATTCAACAGTTTACTAATACCTATCATAACTCAGCCTCTTCTGTTACAACTATCGTCACTTCAGATGATGTCTTGAAGTATAACTGTTCCAATGTCCCTAATAAGAAATTAATCTCATCCCCACCATCTAATCTGTGTCCATAAAGTGATTCAGCAGGTTGGGATTCAGATAATATGTAAGTACATGCTGATGATGCTGAAAACACACCTGAACCTGATGATATTACAGGTTTCCAACCTTCTGACTTTGTAACTTTAGTGTTTGTTGTATTAGCCATTTCTCTCGACCTTTGCGGTTATAATCATTTCTTTGAGTAATTCATCAGGTTTGACATGTTGAATTTCATAATCTAAGTTATTATAACGAATAAAAAAACTATTATCTATTCGTGGGTCATACCATGTCATCACGGTAATAATATCATCAGTTAATACCGCACCTAACGCTTGAAGTTGTGACCCTGATTGAGTTCTTATGTTACCCATGAGAGTATCAAAAACTTTAATCTTAGCTACAGGGTTACCGTTGTTATCAGACCCTTCAGGTTGTATGAACCATTCAAACAAGTGTCTGAAAGCACCTGAGTTAGCGTTAAGTCCCATATAATTTAACCCTGTCTAATAAGTCTAATGATGTCATAGGCATTTTAGTCACTGTTTGACCCACTACAACATCATCACGATTAACAAATGCTGTATTTATTGAAACCAATATTGCTTGTTTCACTATATCAGGTACGTTTGTATATCCTGCATTAAATGTTATTTGGGCATCAGTGAACTTTGTGTCTATTTTGATTTTCTGAGTGATAGTGTTGAAAGTGAAATTGGTACTAGCAATACCATCTAATAATACCTCAGTAACCTCAGTAACTTCACCGAAAGGTAACTGAATAACAGGGCAATAACTTTCAACAACAATAACAGCACTACCATCAGTTAACATTCTACGTGTGTAGCTTTGAGCGAGGTCAGAATAAGGAACAATCAGTGATGTAAGGTAATTATCCTCAAACGTATTAAAAACACGACATTGAGCCTTGACCTCATCTAAAGTCACTATTGATAATGGAGATTGAGAAATAATCTTTTTATACATGTCGAAACCTTAATTTAACTTAATTTAGACCTAACTAGACAGTCTTTAGCTTCTAACAGTTTACGTAAACCAACTTCTTTTTCATCACCATCTGGTAAACTATCATTCATTAGTCTTGCAAGTTCACCAACAGGTTTACTGACTTCTTGTAAAATTTCAGGCAAATGCTCATAGTTGAAATTATTCATATTCATAGTTTTCTACTCACGTCACTAATTTAATTAATAAACATTATGGCATAAAAAAGGCCACCGTGAAAGGTGACCTTAATATACTCAAAAACTATTAAGTATTATGCAGGACCGTTAACTGTTGCGGCAGCTACTAAGATTGCATCTGAGCGTTGAATCATTTCAAAGAATTCTTTCTCAGTGTAAACAATCAAGTTACCTTTCTTAGTGTATGGGTCAAGTAACATCTGATCAATATCACCATTAGCCATTGCAAACGCTTTTTCTAAATCACCAAAAATGGCGAAAGTAGAATCAACAGCTACATCAGGCATAGTGTCATCAATAACCACTGGATAACCATTCAATATTAACTGTTTACCAGGTAATCCAGGGATATAATCGTGTACAAAAATAGGACGATTATCAGCATCACGAACTTTTTCAAATATACCTTTGGTTTTACGGTTCATTGTCCATTTGGCATTTTGTAAGTATCGAGTAGGTAATGCATTAGTCATATCAATGACATAATTCACTTTCGCCACATCATCAGTACCGATAGCACCAGCTACACCTGTAGGGAATGCAGGGAAGAAATCAGGATCACGCGCACCAACACCTGTAGGTGTTAATGTAGGTAAGAATGATTCACCTGTAAGGTTAGTAAGACTTACACGATTACTAGATAAAATACCACGAGCATTTTTACCTGTACCGTCACCAAACAATAATTGTGAAGCAAGATAAATACCGATTTCTTCATCTAAACAGATAAGTAAATCACCATAAACGTTAATGTCAGTGCCGTAAAGAGCTTCATTAGTAATACGTGGTTGAGCGTACAATTTGAATTCTTTAGACTTAACTTCTGAGTATTCTTGGGTAGAAGTTTCAGCAGGTACAGTACCAGGTACAGCTTCAATACCTTCAGATACACCAGGGTAAGTGATTTTAATCATTTGACGATAATCACGAGTCATACCTGATTTCATCATAATCATTTTTGCGATTGGTGAAAACTCACGAGCGTAATCCATAACGTCCATTGAAAGTACTTCAGCAATAGCTAAGCCACCCTCAGCAGGAGTACTGATGTTCAAGGTTTTAACTTGTAAATCAATTTCAGATTTGATAGAACCGAATACATCACCTTGTTGGTCTTTAGATTTTTTAATCACACTACCAACGGCTTTCATTACAATACCGCGCATTGCTTTTTTCTGGTCTTCACTAGAAATCGCAGCAGCAGGGTTTTTATACTTAGAACGTAAGTCTGACATTTCGTCAACAAGTTCGGTAACAGTGTCAGCTACTTTCTTAGCACCATCAGCATCACCAGCATCACGAAGTTTTTCAAAGTCACCTTTGAGTTTGTCATAGTTTTCGGTCATTTTCGCCAATGCTGTATTGGTTTTATCGTTTTCACCCTTTTGGGCCATAAAATTTTCTGTGGCCTTAGTGATAAGCGCCTGAAGTTCTTTAATATCCATGAGGACATCCTTTTATTTAATAGTTAAAGTTTATGGTTGCGCTTATCCAAGCGTTTATCGTGTATCCACACAATTGTTTAAAGTTTACTGGAATATCACAGATGATTCAAGTAACCCTTTTAATTCGGTCATATCAGTTTCAATTTTAGGGTTGTAATTAGCTGTCACACCCTCTATCTGACGTTTACTTAAACCAACTGATGTTTGCTCAAGCAGTATACGTAAGTCAGCTTTAGAGAGTAATTCACCTTCAGCTAATCGACCTTTAATATCTACTAG